GGTAGTGGCGGTGGCGGATCAAGCGATCCAGGCGGTTCAGGAGGAACGGCATCTGGTTCTAATACAAACGCCGGAGGTGCAGGGTCTAATAATGGAAGTATCTACGTTGCTGGTGGTGGTGGCGGTGCTACAGCGGCAGGTGTTGCAGGGTCTACATCAGGCAGCGGTGCTGCTGGCAATGGCGGCGCTGGTTATACGTTGACAAACATTGACTCCAACTTTACAGCCGCAAACTTCACATCATTCACAGGAATGACCGTTATTTGTTCTGGCGGCGGTGGTGGAGGGTTAAAAACACCATCAGGAACAGCTCCGGCAAGAGGTGTTGGGGGTACTGGAGCCGGATCAGGTGGCGTCAATAATGGTTCAACAAACACAAACACAGCAAGCGCCGCTACATCTTTTGGAAGCGGGGGAGGTGGGGGCGGATGGAGCGGTGGAAGTCCTCAAAATAATAATGGAGCAAACGGCTACGATGGTGTTGTGATTGTGAGGTACTTAGCATGAAGCGCATGGCACAGGTTGATGCCAACGGCATCGTGATTAATATTATCGTTGCTGGTGATGATTGGAATGTTCAGGGATTTATTGAATATACCGACGAGAAACCGGCAGGCATCGGCTACACCTACGATCCCGTTCGTGACGCCTTCATAGCCCCAAAACCAACACCAGACGCTGTACTTGATGAAGCAACTTGTCAGTGGATAGTGCCTGTGGTTGATTCCATCGGTGCCGATTCTATATAAACGGATATAAGACATGACACTAAAAATCTGCGTTAACGCAATATCAAAGAACGAAGAGCAGTTTGTTAAGAGGTTCTGTAATTCGGCTAAAGATGCTGATCTAATCTTAATTGCCGATACGGGAAGCACTGATAGAACGGTTGAGTTAGCCAAAGAATGTGGGGCTACGGTTTACGATATTTGTATATCTCCCTGGCGTTTTGACGCGGCAAGAAATGTTGCTATCGCTCTCACGCCCAAAGACTTTGACATTATTGTCAGCTTAGACTTGGATGAAGTGTTAGAAGAGGGATGGCGCGAAGAAATTGAAAGGGTATGGGAATTAGGCAAGACAACACGTCTGCGTTACTTGTTTGACTGGGGGCAAGGCATTCGTTTTAGATACGAAAAAATCTTTGCTCGTCACGGTTATTCATTTTTTTGCCCTGTCCATGAATACCCAATCCCTGATCTTCGCATTACAGAGGTATACGCTGAAACTGACAAGCTATTAGTAAGTCACTACCCGGACCCAACTAAAAGCCGAGGCCAGTATCTTGATTTATTACGCATGTCTGTTAAGGAAAATCCACGCGAACCGCGCAATGCTTTTTACTTTGCTCGCGAGCTTACGTTCTATCACCTCTGGGATGAGGCTATAACCGCACTCAACACCTATCTCGACATGCCAGAGGCGACATGGCCGAATGAGCGGTGCTATGCCATGCGGTTACTAGGTAAAGCCTACGACCATAAACAGAACCCTTGGGAGGCGCTGAAATGGTATCGCATGGCGATAGCCGAGGCTCCTGGAACGCGTGAGCCGTGGGTAGACGCGGCGATGTCCTTTTACATGAAGTCTATGTGGAAAGAATGCTTCCACGCGGCTACAATGGCTCTAGAGATCAAAGATAAGCAACTGGTTTACACATGCGATCCTGAAGTCTGGGGCGCAAAACCGCATGATCTCGCAGCGGTAGCAGCTCATCACCTGGGCTTGAAAGACGAAGCGATAAAACACGGTGTGGCGGCGGTAGATCTATCGCCGGATGATGAACGACTAGTTAGGAACCTTCACTACTATGGACTCGCAAACGCTGCTTAATATCGCCTTTGGCGTTCTCTCTGCTGCATTTGGTTGGTTCTTCCGTGTGGTTTGGGAAGCTCAGCAAGAGCTACAGCGCGACCTTAGAGATTTAGAAAAAGGTTTGCCTCATGCCTATGTTCTAAAGCCAGATTACGAGAAAGACATCAGCGACATAAAAAACATGCTCGCTAAGATCTTTGACAAGCTAGACCATAAGCAAGACAAGTGATGGATGATAAAGCTCATGAGATTGCGCTTCTAAAAGCTCAGGCAAGAATCAAACTTGAAGAGCTAAAGGCGCAGGACTCTGCTAAAGAGGTTGCTGGCAAAGCGATTGGCGAAGATGGGCTTTTATATATTTTCTTGATTGTTCTTGTAGGTGTCGGAGCATCAGTCTTTTTAGAAGGCGAAAAAATTGCTGCTGTTATGGGTCTTCTTGGCGCTTCACTTACTGCACTTATTCAAATGCTGAATGGGATAGCAGGCACTGCCGCAAAGCAGGAAAAGCCTGAGTTTGAAGTTATCAAAGACCTTATCCATCGTTTAGACAAATTAGACCGTGTTGAGCCTATGCAAGTAGACGTTCAGGGTTCCAAAGTGACGGTTAAAAAAGGCTCGGATCAAATCACAACATCATGATGACCCTCCTTTCTTCTTTGCTTTCGTTCCTTGCTGGCGGTGTCCCGCGTTTGCTTGATATTTGGCAGGACTCCAAGGACAAGGCTCACGAACTCCAGCTTGCACAGCTCCAGATGCAGCGTGAGCTAGAGATGGCAAAAGAGGGCTTTGCGGCTCAGCAAAGGGTTGAGGAGATCCGCACAGAGCAAGTCCAGATACAAGCTCAAGCCGAGGAAATGAAAGCGCTCTATGCCCACGATATAGCCCTTGGTGAGGGTGTTTCGCAGTGGGTTAAGAACCTTCGCGCTCTTGTTAGACCAGTGATTACTTATGGCATGTTTGCGCTACTGGTCTTTGTAGATGTTGCAGGTTTTTGGTACGCGTGGACAATGAACGTACCGTTTGATCAAATGCTCAATCAGCTCTGGGATGATGAGACGCAGCAGATCTGGGCTGCAATCATTGCATTCCACTTTGGGAGCCGCGCATTTGCAAAGTAGTACCCTCAGTATGCTCAAGCATCACGAGGGCGTAAGGCTTAGACCCTACCGATGCCCTGCAAGACTTTGGACGATAGGCGTAGGGCATGTTATCGACCCATCACACATAAGGGTGAAGTTTGAAGAGAGACTCTCTTTACCGATCCCGAGCGGATGGGATCGTACGCTCACGATGGCAGAAGTCGATGAGATTCTTTACAAGGATCTGCTGGCGTTTGAGGCTGGCGTACGCCGACTATGTCCTGCTGGTCTTACTCCTAATCGCGCTGATGCACTCACCAGCTTTGGGTTTAATGTTGGATTAGGAAACTTACAGCGCTCGACTATCAGGATGCGACACAATCGAGGCGATTACGAGGGCGCGGCCGAGGCTTTTATGATGTGGACAAAAGCCGCAGGTAAAGAAATGCCTGGGTTAGTGAAAAGAAGGCGCGACGAAGCTAGACTTTATGCAAGCGGATGAGAGCGTTTTTAACCATGTCTCCAACGCTCTCACCGTGATGTTTTGCTATCTGCTCGATGAGCGGTAGCCGCCGAGTCTTAGGCTTCGATAAAAGCCAGTGAGCCCAATCCTCAACGACCAGCGGCATAACTTTTTCATAAGCTGCCGAAATTTCCTGTCGATCACTGCTCTTGACTTCCTTGATGATCGAAAGCCAGTTCTCCGAGGCTCCAGGCTCGAAATGCTTTATGTTTTTCGATGGTGTCTTCGCACTCTGTTGAGGGCGGCTTCCAGCCGTACTGTCGCCAGATTTCCTCGACGGGCTTGAATGTGCGCGGGGTTCTTTGCTCTGCAATTAACTCTCTCCAGCTCATCCTAATTTCCTTTGCATTGTGTCAACTTCCTGTAAAAAAGTCATTACGTCTTTCTCTAGGTCTTCAATGTCTTTAGGCTCCGGTTGAAACCTAACCACAAATAATTGAAGATGCTCGGGCAACCGTGGGTCAAACGATACAAAATCAACCCACTCTCTACCTGTACAGGCAAGCTGAGCAAGCATCTGGTGTTTGTGCTCGGAAGGCGGTTCGCCCTTCATCATCCAGCCTAAATGCGTGGAGGTTTTCGGACATTTGATTTCGAGTAAACCATCCGTCCAGACCAGACCATCAGGAGACGCTGCAAACGACTTAATGTGCGGATGATTGACGATGGCGACCTGCTCCACCCATATACCCGTTTTAATCTCGTATGCGGCTCTTGCAAGCGGTTCATTTGCAGTTCCCCATTCCATATAAGCATTTGTATAAGACTCGATTGGTGAGCCTGTAAGGCGCTCTGTAATGATGTCGGCTATGTAATTAGCTCGCGCTGCGGTTCCGGTCTTGGCACGAGCATCCGATACCCTGGATGCCGTGACCTTACCGAGACGGGCGAGTTTCCATTCCTCAGTTCCCTGCTCCATCAGAACGGTACCTCTTCATCGTTATCTATTTCTGCTTTAGGTCTGCCGCTTAGCATTTGCATCTGGTCAGCAACGATCTCGGTGGTGTACTTATCGTTACCGTTTTTGTCTGCCCACTTTCGTGTTTCGATACGACCTTCGACGTAAACCTGGGAGCCCTTCTTAACGTACTTGTCGACAATCTCTCCTAGCTTTCCCCAGAAAACGATGCGATGCCATTCTGTTTTTTCCTGGCGGCTACCGTCTTGCTGCTTCCAAGAATGTTTGGTTGCTAGCGTCAAGGTACAAACAGCAACCCCTGCATCCGTGTATTTGATCTCTGGATCTTTTCCTGCGTTACCGATGATGATCGCTTTGTTTACCGAACCCATACTTTTCCTCTTTCAAATAACCACAACATTGTTTTACGGTGGGCTTGCTCCCACAT